ACAAAAAGCACCTAGCGTACCGCTCCAAATCCACTCAGTCATCATATTTTGTGGAAGGAACATACGTGCTTGTTCTGCACATACGCCACCATCAATCATGTTCTGGTACATATGGTTCAAGTGCTTTACGTAATATGCTGCACCTTCAAGCCATTGGTCAGACCCATACACCACATTACTTTCACTACCTTGCTTCTTGTCTTCACTACGTTTACGAAGTAAAGTTGGAAAGAAATATTCTGGTTCTTCATCCACATAACGCCTGGAAGTTTCATTCCAAGGCAGGAACTTGTGCTTCACCAGTTGCCGTGCAACAAAGACAGGGGCCTTAACCCTGAAGGATAGGAAGGCATGATTGAAGGGGCTGAAGTGCTTGTGCTTGGCAAGGTAGTTCAGAAGTTTGCCATCCTTCTCTGACATCTCAGCAGCCTCTTTGTGGAAGGATACTCGTGCTGCGTTAACAACGCTTAAATCGCTTCCACAACTATCAATTAGGGTTACTTGAATTGGTGATGTCTTCATATTTTAGGTGTCCACATTGGTAAAGGAAACTCAAGCACTATGGCTGTATTTATACAGATCCAGCAGATAGGAGGAGCATCGTCAATACTCCTCTTAACTACTGGATCATATTTGCAAGTAGCACAAGATTTAACGTCTGTATCAGTATGGCTTGGACTAATGAAATCTTTTGTCTTGTTCATTGAATTTAAACTCTTTAATTTCCTCTAGGGCTTCTTCATTCTTCACATCATAAAGAATTTTTTTAGGTTTAATCCCAAAGGTCTTCCTCGGTTCCAGTGCTGTACCATACGGTCTCATTTTTTCTTGTTTTCTCTTTAACATCATCTTCATCCTCATCCAAGGGAACAAATATCTTTGAGTGTAGTTCAACCAGTTTTTCAGGGAAAGCCATTATAAGGTCTTCCATACTAATTTCTAAGAATGTTGTTAAATCTTCTGGAGAATCAAATGCATCGTTGCAAAATTCCCACATATCCTCTAGTTTCTTATTGTATACGTTTCTCATTAAATTTCCTTTCCAGGTATTCAATGCTTAGGAATAACTCATCAAATGATCCATCCTTCACATCATTAAGAATTACCAACCCTCTCCAGTGTCGATTAGATAGTTTATCCATATATTCTTCATCATGCAAGTAATAACTACCAGTAATGATAGAAATAACTGCCCTACCATCTGCACGTTTACCATAGGCAACTTGCTTGCCTTGTTGATGCCCTGCAATACAACTCATATGGAGTTTACTAATGATTGCAGCAGGTGAAGCAGCAGGTCTCCCCATAGCACCAACAGGCCAGAAATGATTAAACCCAACACCCTCAATGAAAACAGGAGAAAGGAAGGGATGTACTTCCCAATCCTTTTGATACTCCAGGTTTTCTGTACCGATAAGTCCCTCAAGCATAGGAGAGTTATTAATGGCCCTATCAATTCGATGTTCATGGTTCCCTAGCAGCATTACCATACGGGGCTTATAAACCTTGTGCTTGGTGCGTTTCTGGACATCTTGCAACTCCCTGAGAGGTGCTAGGAGGGCCTTCATAGCCTCCTTAGCAGTCTCAACGTCCTTCTTGTACCTCAGCCCCTCAAAGTACTTGCTACCCACCTTGTCATGGCTGGAAAGAGAGGGCATATCGGCAAAGTCTCCAAGGTTGACCACAACATCTGGAAGGTAACGAACAATGGCCTTCCCTGCCCAAGTAAGTGGAGAGGGGTTGTAACCCTCTTTGATTTGACAATCAGGTATAACCAATATCTTCACTTCCAATCCTTTCATCGTAAGTGCAATGGTAATTATGTACTAATGCAATGGCATTAAGAAACCTCTCTAAATTCCTTTTTTCCTCTAGCGGTTCCACTGAAAATAAAGGGAAATCCGCGTTTTCACCTCCAAGTACAGCAAGACTATATGTATTAGATATAGATTCATATAAAGTTTTAAGAGTTTTACATAGCATTTTATCAAATTCATCATCATCAAGCTCCAGTTCTATTTTCATTAGTTAACCTCCATAACTCTAGGAACATCTACAACTTTAACCAGGAATTCATTATTAATCCAATCGGCAAAGAGTTTTAATTCTTCTTTAGTAGCTGAATTTTTCATAACGTTCGCTTTCATACTAATAAATTGTACATTACCGCTTACATACCCTAAATGGGGCTGTATCTTATCTATAGAAGGCGCGTACTCGGTGTTTCTAACTAACAGAACTTTTAGTACTGGACAATGCGTTGGTATAACAATGTCGTCTTCAGTGAGATTAAAAGGTATGCCTGACATTTTAGCTCGTCTTCGGACTCTTGTTAGTATTTCTTTAACGGGATTCGCTTTTCTCCAAGCCTCTGCTTTGTCACGATATTTTCCAGCCCTCCCTTCTTTGTGTTCTTGGTAGTATTCCTTTTCGTAAATACGCTGGCGTTCTCTATAGCACGATGTACACCATTTTTTACAAGAATTAAGTGGCACGTTCATTTCTAAGTTACAAGCACAACAATGACGAATCTTCACTTTAGTTCTAAAACTCTGGGTTCAGTATCCACGTATACCAAGTGTTCCACACTATTGGAATATAGGAATGTACGCATCTCAGGCCAGCATTGCTTCTTGTACGGACAATAGCCACATGAGGTGCATAGTTTCATGTTCTTGCTTGTCTTACTCTGTGGCACAGGAGAAAGCCTTGGCAGTTCTGTTATATCTGAGGTGACGGCTTTGACTGCTGCTTGTGCGCCAGATATGACTTTGTTCTTGTCTACAGTTATAGGATACCAACCTAGATGGCCTAACTCTTTTTGAATTGTTAGAAACCCAGCAGAAGTATGTCCTAATGCTACGGCATAACCTCCCAGTTGGAGTGCATATCCAAAAGGATCGTCTACTAATCCATGTTTGAATTTTTCTTCCCCGTATTTGGTAGTGCTCTTTACGTCTACCAGAACTCCGTCGATCACTGCATCGATTTTTCCTGTTACTTTCCATCCATCATCCAATTCAAGTGTTGCCCTACCTTGGCGGCTAGTAACCTCATGTCCAGCACCCTCTGTAACTGCAAGTACAAAGTCTTCAAGCATATTGCCATAGAAGAACTTGATTAACGTATTCCCATCATGCTTCTCAGCAAGTTGTGGGCTATTAAACCGATAGTGCAATTTACGTGGGCATGGATCACCAATCTCACTAAAGTACAACGTCTTTGGTGGGCGTTCTTTAATGGTGTTTGACTTTTTGTACACCTCTTGCAAAGAAGATGTAAGGTCTAAAGAAGAAAAGCCCCAATAAGGAGCTTTTCCCTCTAGTGTGGTGTAAATATCACCAACTAAAGTATTTATATTCAAAGGGATTCACCACTATCTGATGATGGGGCATCTCGTGCAACCAGTTCCTTAATGACTACACCGCCACGAGAGTTGACAACAGGCCCTTTGCCGTGTTGTTTTTCAAACTTGTGTGCATAGGAACCAGTAACATCAATCTCTGCCTTTGTGCCGTTACCAATAGCGTCAGCAGCAACAGCATTACCAGCATCATCCTTGAATTCCCAGGCATATAGACTCTTAGCGTTAAAGTGCAAGCCGTATTCAGGCTTCTCTGGGTTGTTCTTAACCTTGATGCCAAAGTCCTCATTCAGCTTTGCTGCTGCCTTCTCAGATACGTTGCAAACAGTGAGTTTGTACTTCTTGTTTGCTGGATCAAAGTTGGTGTTGAGAGTGACGCTATCGTTAACCCAGAAAAGTTGTGCGTTTAGTTTCATAAAATTTCCTTAATGAACATCGTACCAGTTTTTACCCACCTTGGCTTCAGCACCTACAGGGCATCTGAAGTTTAAGGTGTTTCCTGCTTTCGCAGCACATTCTATTGCTATTTGTTTAACTATGTCAACATCTTTTTCTCCTACTTCAAATTCAATTTCATCGTGGCTGTAGTTGATTTGCTTGTAGTCAATTTGGCTACGCTGTAGACAATCGTTCACCTCAATCATCCACTGCTTAGACACTATGGCCCCTGCACTCTGAAGCAAGGTGTTCATAGACGCATGGGCACTCCTCACCCAAACCCTACGTCCATCTAAACCAGGAATGTGACCCTTCTCAGCAAGACGGCCCACCTTATCCTGAAGTGCTTTGAGGGCTGGTGTACTTTGCATGAAGGAATCAATCAGACGTTTTCCATCTGTGGCCCCACCATTGACAATTGCACCAATCTTTGCAGGGCCAGCACCATACAGCAATGCATAAATAAATGTCTTTGCTTGTGCTCTGGAGTCAAGTCCTGCCGCTATTTTATTCTTTGTGTGAATGTCTCCTTCAAGTAGTTCACGTTGGTATTCAGCATCCTGCATATAGTGGGCAAGACACCTCAACTCAATGCCTGATAGGTCAACACCTACTAGTGCCTTTCCTGCTGGTGTAGTCCAGCATTGACGCATCTCTTTGCCATAGGGAACATTCACCCCTGCAACCTGACTCATGTTGGGTTTGGAGTGCGTACAACGCCCTGTGACGGCTCCAATGGAGTTGACGTACCCGTGTACCCTTCCATCGTCTGCAACAGCCTCTAGCCAGTTTTTAAGTTGGCTGGTGCGTTTCTGAAGCATGAGGGATTCATTCACAAGTTTAGCCTCTGGAATGTCAACACCCTCAAGTGTTCCTTCATCAACAATCCACTTGCCATTAGGTGTCTTCTCTTTAGGTTTCCATCCCAACTCTACAAGACGTTCAGCAATGTGATCCCGGCTGTTGGGATTAAATTCCACAACCTTATCCTTGAGTTTCTTGCCTGTCTTCTCTGACACCCTCTCAATGACCTTTGGTTGCCACTTTTCCTGGAGTGTCTTCAGGATGGAGGCACTTCTGTCTTCTAACGTGGCAAGCAGCATCAGGGCATGAGGCATATCCAGCATCCAGCCATTGCGTTGTTGTTTTGCCAAGATGAAGGCAACCTTGTATTCCAATTCAATACTCTGGCTGGAGAAGCCTAAATAGGCCATTTCATAGACCAGTTTTTCATAAAGTTTTGCCAACACAATAACATCTTGCTTGTTATATTCCACAAGCAATGTTAAGTCAGGATTGTCCCAGTTTGAGTATTCACCCTTGAGACAGCCTAAACGCTTGCCCCATGCATCTAAAGAGTGCCCATCTTCTAGATCAGGTTTGTACAACCTTGAGAGCACCAAAGTGTCCTTTTGCTGCTCTTGAGGGATGTTAATTCCCCAGACTTCTTTAAGAACATAGAAGTCAAAGGCAATACCATTGTGTGCAACAAAGTCATGGTTGGAAATTAGAGGCAGGAGAGTAGAGGGTTCATAATGAACAACAGGCTCATCAGACCCTGTTTGGGTTGTACAGCACCAAATATGGGTATGCTTACTGTTCGTTTCTATATCCAGGAAAACCATGTTTTACTTTCTTTATCAAGGTGTCGTAAATTGATCTGGTTGTAGGGAGAAGTTGTTCTTCATGTATTAGGAATTCTCTAATCCTTTCCATGCGTCTATCCATCTCAGTCTTTAGGATTTTGTCTATGTTAATCTTCTTTGGCTGTGTCATAAAGACTCCTCCCATAGAGCAAGAGGTGCTTCAATTGGAGCAACATTGAGAACACCTTTCTTCTTTCTTTCCTTTTTCTTAATAATCATTTCAACTAAGGGTTGCCCTTCTTCTGCATAGGCAATGGCATAGTGTACCCCATTGAAAGATATGCCACCATAGTGCTTGGCAATGCTTAGTTGAGAGTCTTGCCAGTTATAAATTTTCTTTGGTTCAGTCATCTTATTTCCTTTTATATAGAGTTTAGTGAGTTTATGTTCCAAACCTAAACTTCTCAAGTGCCCTAGCAATCGCAAAGGCACTCATCTCATTGTGTGAGATGTGCTTGATTGCTTCAATGATTTCCTGGTCTGTAAGGGGCACAAACTTTTGTTTCACAAGGGCATCCCTTTGCTCTTTAATGCACTCTGGCCTATCACAAAAATAACTACATGAATGGATATTCGTCGTACTTCGTACTCGATGTATCATAACACTTCCTCTGCTGGTTTAGGAACCTCAAACAACCTACCATTAGAACTATCATACCGCAGGTAAAACATCTCACCAGTGGCCTGACCAGTGTACCTATCCTTCAACACCCTGAAGGTTGTGGTCTGTCGGATGATCGGATCACTTGCTTGCTTGTCACGTTCAAGTCCAAACATATAGTGACTCCAACGAGCAATGGAGCGTGAGCCCGTGAAGTCCCTCTCACGTACCCTAGCACCTTCCTCGTGACTCTTGCCATCTGTAGGGGTTGATAGGTGACTGATGAAATGGATGATGAGTCCATCACTCTGTGCCAATGATGCCATGTCTGCCATGAGTTTGTCTAGACTCCTGCGTTCATCGTCTGCATCTGCTGTAAGGGCTGTGAGGTGATCCAGATAGATGATACGAACCCCAAGGGCACGTTTCATGTAACGAATCTTAGCCTTGATGACACTCCACTCCTTAGTTCCAAAGTGCTCAAACATCCAGAGTTTGTTCATTGTTTCAAGACGTTCTATAGCATGAACATACTGATCTTTAGTATAACCAGAACCAGGAATATGATAGAGTGCCCCATCAAGTTTACCAGCAATACGTGAGACTGTTTCTGTGACAGGTTGTTCCAAGTAGATAACACCCACAGATTCCCCAAGAACCCCCATATCAAAAGCAATAGACTGAGTGAATACGTCAGTTTTTCCAATTCCTACTCCTGCACCAAAGCCATAAAGTTCACCCTCTCTACGTCCATGCGTTAGACGGGTAAGTTCATCAAAACACCAAGGGATTCCAGGTTTCTGTTCTGTAAGAAGACGTTCTTTAACGTCAGATACAGACACAATACCTTCAGGTCTGTACAACTCTGCCGCATTAAAAGCCGCAACAAACTTTGCACTGGATTGCTGCATCAAATAATCATTAGCATCCTTGAACCCATTGGAGTGCTTGAGAATCTTAACCTTGTGCCCAAACAACTCCACCAAAGAGTCTGTGGCCTTCTGACCCTGCTCATCACCATCAAGGGCTAATACAACACTCTCAAAGGAATCTAGCCATTCAAAGGCCTCTTGGCAGTCCTTTAAGGCACTCCCAGCACCATTACGTACAGACACACAAGCAACCTTGCCATGAAGCATCTGGTGAGAGGCTACAGCATCAAATTCACCCTCTGTGATGAGTACAGTTTTACCACCAGAAGGGAAAAGGTTCTGCCCAAACAGTCCCTCACCCTTGCCATTAGGCCATGAAAACTTCTTATCATGAGTACGTACCTTACTCTTACCATTAGGATAGGTAAAAGATACTCCATCTTCTGTACTTTGAATATTATAGGTACGAAGACTATCACTATTCAAACATCGATCTGATAACATAATTATTTTTTCTCTTTTAAGAGTTAAAGGCTTTTGATTATCAACACTAAAAGCGTTATTACAAGAAAAGCAGTATGCACTATATCTTTCTCCTTCAAGATATAAAGAACCAGCATCACTAGAGTGACATAATATACAAGGTATATGTTTTAAGAACATAAGGTTTTATGTATAGATTTATGTATATATACTTTACTATTTAAGTATATAGTGTATAGATTTATGTATATAAGTATTTATACACTAGAGTTCTTATACACTAGTATACTTATGTATAAAGTCATAGAACTCTAGAGTCATAGAGTCTAGCATGAAGGGGTTGTACAACACAAGAGCTTTGTGCTGCATTGATTATAGCCCTTCTAAGCCCTCCAAAGGGGCTTTGGCTACTACCCCTTTGCCTTGCACCTGATCGGCTGCTGTAGGGCCTTGTAGGGGCCTCAAAGGGGCCCTCTCCTCCACCAACATGAACCCATGTCTGCAATGGGACACCATGAAGGGCCAATTGCGAATGAATTTGCAATTACAATCCTTAACTCTTGGGTTTGTCATGTGTGCTCAATTCTTAAATTATATGTTGACAATAGGCCCTGGCATATAATGCAGGGTTTCGCATTAACGGGCAAACCATTGGCATCAAAGCGCATCACCACAATTCGATGGGCTTTGTCCATGTCCCTGCACCTTACAATCGCATCAATTTCAGCGTGTAGGAAAACCTTATAGGGTTCCCCATGCTTTGCAGATTCTCGCGCCATCAATGGGTGCGTTTTGGTGTAGGAATTTCTCCCTACACTCAAAGGCCTACCCTTTTTGTCAAATAGAATGGCTGTTATCTGATACCGCATCAGGTAATGTCGAAAATGTCAGTAATCAAAAAGATGTCACCATATTGTTCAATGAAATTCTGTCTGGCATCTTCAAGGGATTCCCCACACATAACCCATTGCGTCACATCATCCCCTTGGATTGCTTCAAATATAAATGTTTTCATCTTCCAAATCCCCATAAGATATTGATGACAGCGAAGCTATAGCGGCTTGCAGGTGCTCAAGTGTAGCCTCACCCCCATGCATGAATGGATCGGCCTCCATGCGTTCGATTAGACGGGTCAGAATCCATCTAGCGTGATCGGATGTCGTCATTCCATGCCCTTTGTGAATTGCCAATTCTGCTCGTGCAGATTCAAGAGAATAGGATGCGAAACCCAATTCTCGGACTACGTTTAGATATCGTGATTCTGTTGTCATGGTATTTAATCTCCTGAATCTACTTCTTCATGCTTGCCACAATTGACGCATTTGTAAATGTTAAGACAACGCCCAGCGTTTCTAATCCACTGCCAATCATGCCCATCACACTTTTCGTTTTGGTCTACGTATCCCCTGCCGTAGCAATTCGGGCACACTGCCTTAAAGTGTCTGTTGAGTCTGTTTTCCCTTGTGTCATCCCCCTTCAATCTGTATTCGTTGACGGCTAGATTCCAGCCACCATAGCACTGGCACATTTTGCACTCTTTGGTGTAGGAAAACCAAGGTGATTTTTTCTCCCAGTCCAGGAAATTCTTATCCATTTTCTATTCCCCTTCCGGAAAGAGTGCAGACTCTATCGCACCGAGTTTTTCTGCCTGATACGTATAAAATTCTTTCCAACTTTTAAACTCTGGCGGTAACAGCCCCGAATAAGATACGTCATAAAAATCACACATTATTTCTTGAATCATTGTTTTGGTATTCATTTCATTCCCCCTTGCAGAATTTCACGCCGTCAATCTTGACGGAGAGAATGGTTTCCCGATTCACTGCACGATAGCCCTTTGCCTGAATGTCATATACAATCACAAACTTTTCTCGGTCAAGGGTACACTCTCCACCCTTTAGGTATTTCTCCACCCCTAAACGCCCGTTGAGTGTGCGAATGGTGATTCCGTCCTTCTTCACAAACTCAACAGTGAAGAAACGCCCATCAGAACATTCGATAATTTTTGCCAAATTCATGATGTCTTACCCCTTTTGGTTTAAGTGTTGTTTCAATTCTGCTTTGAGAGACTTTGCAGCATCCCCCCTAAAGGATGACGCATTACCGAGAAAGTAAAGCACAATGCTACGGGCAGAATCATACCCGTAGTGATCCGAAATTGACTCAAGCCCCTTGAGTGCAGACAGATAAGGTTTTGCAGCATAGTTCGTTTTGTTGCCCCATTCTTTAGAAATATCATATGCAATGGATGACAAGGGACGCAGAATATTTGACATTTTAAATTCTCCTTTAGATTGATTTGAGGCGGATTACTTTAAGCATCGATTTACCATGTGCAGGGTAGGCGATTGTTTCGATTGCCTTATTCCAGCAATTGCGACAGCCCGAACATTTTCCAGCGTGTTTATAGGCTTCACACACTGACACGCTACTATCCATTGTGGCATCGCTAGGGATGATGACGCTACCATGCAAACCTTTGATATAGACTCCAGTGACGCTATCGCTACTGAATCGCACTGAAACGTTAGACAGTGTTTTCATGGCATCTAGAACCCCCCTAAACTTTGGAAACTTTGCCATGCGTGTCGGAAGCCAGTGTTGAACCCATGGAGTGCGCGCCATTACTTGCTGAATTTTTTCTGCTAGTTCTATGGTGTACATATCTCCAGAATCAAACCATCTTAAGAATCTGTCTTTATTCAATTCCTTCACCATGTCATCTACCCATGCGTCACGTTTCCAATCCACAGCGTTTTCTAGGCGCGGTGCTTTGACGTTAGGGTAACGATAGTTTCCCTGAGTGGCATAACAACCCGAGCACGCATCGACTAGCTTTCCATTCTCAACAGAACCCGGACACGTGTCCAGAGCTTGAAGACTCCAAGACCGGATGCCGTCAAGTTTAGATGTTACAGATATGCGAAGCATTTTGTTTTCCTTTAGATGAGAACGTCAAAATAGGCAAGGGCAAGAGCAGCAAGTGCAAGCCCGATTGCTACCGCGCAGAATACATCAGCGTATGAATCATTTTCTAAGAAACGCATTTAAAACTCCTTTGACAGTTTTTTGATTGCTTGATCGGCCAACCCGTAGAAGTCTGCTTCGCGGCAGAACCCGAGGGCTTCTAGGGCATCATAGACGGCACTACGTAGACTGATGGTGTAGACAGTGCCTATGGCAGTGTCGATGGCTGCTGCTTTGTAGATGGTGCGTGCTATCACCACAAGTACAGTGACAGTGTGCAGTGACTTAGGAACAACTTTATCTGACATTTTGCTTCCCCTTGTGTGTGTCGATGATGTAATTCTAGAGACACTTTTTAGGGTGTCTCTAGGTGCTTTCCCTTAATCCTTGCAGACGTAGCAAGCCCAGACGTAGCAGACTGCAAAGAAGAAGGCAAACAGGCCTACTGTTGCAAGACAGACTAACGCAACTGTTTGTGAGTAATCCATTGTGTTTTCCCTTTTGTGTTTCGATAGAGTCTATTTTTGGTGTGTTTTTTGGTTCTGCTACTAGGACAAACCCTGATGACACGCCTACTCATCCAGCCCAAGGTAAACCCTTGCAGGCCATTTGAGGGGTGTTACAGCCCCTTGGTGACGTTTTCATGGGCTCAGGCACCCCTACCCTCAACCCTTGTCTTTTGTGCGTTTTGGCACTCTTGTGTCTTATATAAGACTGCACATAAGTATTATATAAGACCTAACATAATGGTATACAAGACTTATCTCTAAGGGTTAACCCTAACCTGGAGATAACTTATCTGATACTGATACCATTAAGATACTGTTCAGGTATACCCAAAAGGTTGCCACATAATCCCATACTCTTTTTGGAATCCCCATAATATTATAGTTGATTCAACTAGAATCCTTAATGCAAACACATTCGCATTAAGCCTTGGGGTTATTACATCCGTACTAACATGGCCCCTTGGGAGTATAAGGGTTACTACTTACTAGCCCCTTGGAGTATAAGGGTTTACCCTGGTACTAGGTTATAACATAAGTATTAACATAGGGGGGGAGGGTGTCGTGTGTGTCATTACTTTTACAGGAACCACTAGCACCTACAAAAAGTAAAAAATAGAAAAAATCAAGAGTACAAAGTACGATAACTGTCACGCACATGAAACACGAGAAAGTTATTACGTCATAAGGGTTTAGGCACAAAAATTGCATGAAACGTCAACTTATTAAATAGGGACAGACTAAAAATAAATCTCTAAACCTATTGACATAATCTTATGGATTGTGTATAATAAACCTATAAGTTATTCAGGGTGACTTAAAGATTTTAAGTTTTAGGTTTAAGTACTTAAATTTAAAGTTTTAATCTTTAAACCTAAAATTTAAGGTTAAGATTTAAATCTTTAAACATAAGGATTTTTGTACAACCTAAAGATTTTGTACGTACACTAGAGTACATAATACAAAGGCACTATGACTGCACCTTCAGGCAATAAAAGGGGAAGACCCTTTAAATCAGATGTTAAGGCATTAACACCTGGGAATAGAAATGCAGTTGGTAGGCCCAAGGGTGATGCAGCCATTATTAACGAGTATAAAGCTCGTATGCTTAACTCACCTAAGTCAAGTGCTGTACTAGAAAAGATATTTGATGCGGCATTAGATGATAGTCATGCTCATCAAGCAGCAGCATGGAAACTCATTATTGATAGGGTTGCGCCGTTATCAGCCTTTGATACCAAGAATTCTGGTGGTGGTATGCCTCAAATTAGTATTAACATCACAGGTCTTAATCAACCAGTAGTAGAGACAAAACAAGAGGTTTATGACATTAGTGAAGAACAAATAGATGTCTGAACTTAACTTCTCCCTCTTGAACTGGCAAACTGAGGTCTTTAAAGATGAAACACGCTTTAAGGTTGTAGCTGCTGGTAGGCGTTGTGGCAAATCTCGTCTATCTGCTGTTACCCTTCTGATTGAGGGTTTAAACTGCCCTGTAGGGTCTGCTGTGATGTACATAGCACCAACACTAGGTATGGCCCGTACAATTATGTATGACCTGCTTCTAGACCTTGGCAAACCTGTAATCAAGAGTGCTCACGTAAACAACCTGGAAATCACCTTGGTGAATGGCAGGAAGATTATGTTACGTGGTGCAGACAACCCTGACAGTTTGCGGGGTGTGTCACTAACATACGTTGTACTAGATGAGTGTGCCTTCATTAAAGAAGATACATGGCAGAAGATTATCCGTGCTGCCCTATCTGATAAAAAAGGTAGGGCATTATTTATTTCCACTCCATCAGGACGTAACTGGTTCTATGACCTGTTCAACCTTGGTAGGGAAGAAACGGATGAGGAATGGAAATCCTGGCACAAGACAACAGCAGACAATGAAACCATTGACCCTAAAGAGATTGAGGCTGCAAAGCGCACCCTAAGTAGTTTTGCCTTTAAGCAAGAGTACCTATCTAGCTTTGATACAACAGGTGCTGATGTATTTAAGCATGAGTGGATCAAGAGGGATGTAGAACCTAAGAATGGCTCTTATGTAGTGGCTATTGACTTGGCAGGGTTTCAAGATATTAGTGCTGGTAGTACAAACAAAAGCAGGTTGGATGAGACAGCCATTGCCATTGTGAAGGTTAAGGATGATGGGTCTTGGTGGGTTAAAGACATTATGCATGGACGTTGGGACATCAAAGAAACCTGCAATAAAATCTTAGAGGTTATCAAGGAATATCGTCCTGTGGGTGTTGGTATTGAAAAAGGCACAGCTAAAAACGCGGCCCTATCAATCCTTCAAGACATGATGAGGCAGAGGAATGTTTATGCCCACATCACCAGTTTAACTCATGGTAATAAGAAAAAAACAGACAGGGTAATCTGGGCCTTACAGGGTAAGTTTGAGCATGGACGTATAACCTTGAACCAAGATGCAGACCTAGATACTTTTGTGGATCAACTGGTTATGTTCCCAACAAAGGGTGTACATGATGACTTAGTGGATGCTCTGGCCTATGTAGAGCAACTAGCACTAAATAGTTTTGTACCTGACTATGAGGAAGATGAGTATGAAGTTTATGATGTTGTTTCAGGATATTGATAAATGATTAAGCGCGGCAACGAAGAATTCCAAGGCTATAACAAGCCCAAGAAAACCCCTAACCATCCTACAAAGAGTCATGTTGTATTGGCTAAAGATGGAGAGGATGTAAAACTCATTCGCTTTGGTCAGCAGGGTGTATCTGGTAGTCCTGATGGTTCTGCTAGGAATGAAGCATTTAAAGATCGTCATGCCAAGAACATTGCCAAGGGTAAGATGAGTGCTGCTTATTGGAGCAATAAAATAAAATGGTGATTAAAGGACAAGACGGACGTTGGTATAAAACCTGTCTTAGTTGTGGGGAACTACAAAGTTATTTACGTAAAAACTATGCAGAAGAATCTGCACGTTTGCAAAAAGAATGTAAATCTTGCTCAAATAAAAAAACAGAAAACTGTAGCAGAGGTTTTTATAAAGATATCCGTTTATCTTGGTTTAATAAATTTCAAAGTAGTGCAGAAATAAGAAACCTTTCTTTTAATTTAACTCCAGAATATTTATGGTTGTTATTTGAAGAACAAGATTACCGCTGCTCTCTAACAGGTTGGCCTATAGGATGGGCTGAGGTAGGCTCAAACCACACAGCATCTATTGATCGAGTTGATTCTAATAAAGGTTATGTTGTTGGTAATGTCCAGCTTTTGCATAAAGACGTAAACATGGCTAAACAGCAGTACTCTCAAGATTACTTTATTGAGATGTGTGAAGCAATAGCAACAAAGTCAAGTGGTAAAGGAACCCCATGAAAGATAATGAAAAGAATACTACTCAATACGAAGAAGAAACCCAAGAAGACAAAGAGCTTGTCGCTTGGATTGTTGAGCATTGTGACCAGTGGCGTGATTGGCGTGACCAGAACTACCTTGATGATTGGAAGGCCTATGAGCGCATCTTCCGTGGTCGCTGGGAACCAGAAGACCGTACA